AATAACTTATTAAATAATGGAAAATGTGGTGACACTGGTTTTCCAGTTTCAACAATAGAATGAACAAATTGAAAATTTTGCAAAGTGTCACATTCTAATTCATTATCTACAAGCACATTACGATAACTATAAGTTAAAGTTGGATTTAAAATCTGCTTTAAAAGATCAAACTCTTCTTCTGATAAGAAATTATCTTGATATCTAATCATAGAATCAGTTTCTTTTCTTCAGGAGTTACTAACTTACTACCAAACATTTGGTTGTATTTTTTACAAACACTCTCTTGAACTTTGACAGCATAAACAACAAATTGTTTAGACAAAGTGATCTCTGGTTCATCCGGATCGATAATGGTTGCCCAAGGAGCAAACCCCACACCATTATTTGTAGGAAGAACTACAAGTCCATTTTTGAGGGTGATAGTATCATCAGTTTCAGAAACTAGTTCTGCAACGACTTCTTCACCAGTGCTAATGCGAAATAGTTTTACGTCAATCATTTAAAGTAATCCTCTAGGTATTTCACTTTTATGGAGAAGAACTCCATCAACTTTATTCATCAAGTTTAACATAGTTCCAGCAAGAACTCGATATCCAGTTCCAACGTATAGTTGTCCCAGAACAACTGCAACAGTTGCGGATCCCCAGAACACATAATAGAAACGAGACTTTACCTGTGCTCTCAGTTTTGTTTTAGTCATTTAACTTCTCAATGTATTGGTAAATGAGCTGCCACCCAAATTCATATGTATCTCCGTTTTCATCTTGAAGATAAAATGGGATGTTTGGATGCAATCTCTTTGCTCTATAATAGTGTGCGATCACATTATAGTCATCATCGATGCAACGTTCAAGTTCTAGTTGTTCTTCAGTCATTTGAATTGACACTCCACCATAATTTCAGTCATACATGCAAGTAGATTGATTTCTTGGTCTGCTACGAAGGCAATTTGGTATTGATACTTAGCAATAATAAGAACAGCAGCAGCAAGAGAAGGACCATCAACGGCACTCGCAAGAGCATCGTAAACACGACGAAGAACCAGATTAGGATCATTGTCCAGGTTATTAACGACCCACTTTCGGACCTCAGTAAAGTTTTTATCTTTGAGATGGTTGATAAGTTCATTTACAGATACATCACTAAAAGACGCAAGAATGGCACTGTCAATGGTTCCACCAACAGAATACCTTTGACACTCGTTAAGGACCCTCCTGAAGTCAGGGAAGTGCTTATTAACGAGTTCTACCAGGACCTTGTGATCAAATTCAACACCCTCTGTAGTAAGGATTTGTTGGAGACGTTTGAAGAAGGATGCTGCGATCTTTGGTCGGTCCTTTGAGGTTGTTGCAAAATCAACGACGGCACATCGGGAGTGAAGTGGTTCGATGATTTTGTTTTTGTAGTTACAGGTGAAGATGAATCGGCAGTTGTTATAAAATGCCTCAATATTTGCCCGTAGGAGGAGTTGTACATCGTTCCCTGTGTTATCTGCCTCATCAATGATGATGACTTTGTGTTTAGAAGACGCTTGAAGTGAGACGGTCGAAGCAAAGTTCTTTGCTTGGTTCCGTACCGTGTCCAGAAATCGTCCTTCATCGGATCCATTAATGACATAATAATCTGCCCCTAGTTCGTTACAGAGTGCTTTTGCAATAGTAGTTTTACCAATTCCAGGAGGACCAGAGAGTAGGAGATTAGGAATCTCTCCAGCATCTAGAAAATCCCGAAATGTCTTCTTGATATCATCAGGGAGAATACAATCTTCAATTGTTTGAGGACGGTATTTTTCAACCCAAAGGAAGTCAGTGTTGTTCATAATTTAGTTAAAGTTGTGCAGGTTGTGCCAGACTGCTCCGACATTCATGTTTCCATGAAAATATCCCAATACTATTATAGCAGCTGCAAAGAGAAGTGACAATAGTATTGGGATTAATTCAAGGGGTATCGTGCTTGGATTTTCGTTTTTTGACATACTCAAGTTCATGCCAGAGATAATTATAACACACTAAAAGAATGTGAGATTTTTTGTGGATTGGGACTAGATCATCAGTTTTTGGGTTAGTTCCAAGTTCAATAGTAAGATACTCATCACCCTTGAAATATATCCATCCTTCATGATCATTCCACTTTACATAATCATTAACCTGAGGATCATACGTCATAGCCAATTCGGTTTTCTGGATTCGTCACGAAGATAATTAGATGTAACCCAAGGTTTGCTGCTAATGTACATTTTGTAAGCAGTAAAAGTGTCGATGCTTGTGTCAAATTTAAACTCATCGGGCATTGCACGGGCAAAATTATCGGCCATAGAATGGCAAGTTATTGACTTTCCCGTTTCCCTTTGAAAGATTCTTTTTGCTTCAAAGAGAGTTTTTTCACAGGAATGGTCCTTACCATATCTATGCCTGTATTCTACAGCAAGAGCACATCCGTGTTGAATCAACCATGCAGTATTGTAATAATTCTGTGCTGCCCAAACAGTACAAGGATGGTTACGGAAGGCACCTTTCTTTGTTTCATATGGAGCACCATCTTTTTTACTGATAGTGCCCCAATCATAATACCACTTAGAATAAATGATTGCCAACATTTGACAACACTCAAGAGGCATTTTGACAATGTGCTTATCAGGGAGAACCTTTGCAGATTCAATAGGATCCTGACAGGTTACAAAGATGTTCATAGCAACTTAGACAATGAAATAATCAGAAGAAATGTGAGCATTACAACTACATCCCATGATTTTGTTCTCACAAAATAAGGAATTGAAATGAGATCTGCAACGAAATGCATTCCAACTCCTAATAGTACATTAACATGAAGGACTACAAAATAGGCAACAATCACAAATATGCTGCCTGCAATCCTCATGGATACATCAAGTTTCATACATAAGTTGAATCGGGTTCAAGTGCAACAAAATACTTGAGGTTTCCAGACTTACGGGTGAACTCAGCAAGTAGTTTCCGTGACACAACCACATCATAACTGCCAGAGAGGAGTTTCATGTTCTCAACCTTGAAGTTGAAACAAAACTCATCATCAGTTTCACCGACAACTTCAGTGAAGTAGTTAGAAGAGTCATTCTTTTTATCACGAACCTTCATCATGATCTTACCGTCTGCACCGATGCAAGAGAGATCACTGACCTGATAAACAGATGCTGCCTTCATCAGTTTCTCATGAACGGTAGAGGTGTATACAAAGCATACATCTTGAGAAGGAAGTTCAATCTCTTTCTCAGGAGGAGAAACGATTACAGATGGATCTGCATAGTACCAAGTACCAGAACTGTTAGACTCATTCCAAGTCAAGCACTGCTCATTGGTGAAATCTAGATCTGGAGAACTATGCAAAGAGATTGCATTTAGGAATGCATTGAGATCATAGATTGCAAAGTCCCGAGGAAATTCTTCCTGAATCTCTGCAGCGGCATAGATATTCTTCATCACAGAGATTGTGCGAAGTTCATTTCCACCTTTGATGTAAATGGACTGATTGATAGTGGAAAAGTTTTTGAGAAGTGAAATAGTTTCAGTAGATAGTTTCATGATTTAGTCAGTTTCGGTTTAATTATAGCACAGATTAGTTTTCTTTCAATATTTTAGTTCTTAATACTTCCATATGGTCACGAGTTAGTCCTATTTTCTTTAATCTAGTATTAGTTTTTTCAAAAGAACCATCCCATTTGGTTCCAATTTGATTTATTACAGGAGTTTGCTTTTTCTTACGACACATTACATAAAAACCAGCAAGTCCTTCCACACAATTTGCTACTTGAATGGGTTCAAAGTATTTGCAAATTTTTGGCAACCAGTAACTAGGTCCAGCAATACAAATATGTGCATTTCTACCATCGGTAAGAACTTTCTTTGCTTCTACAGGGCAAATTGAAAGTAGAACATATTTTTTAGAAAGTTTGGAAATATCTTCCAAGACAATATCATGATATTCCTCTTCAACATGTTCCATGACATCCACACAGATTACCATGTCATATTTTTTAGAAAGATCAAGAGTAGAATATTTCTTAATTGCAGGATCATATCCTGCATATTCCACTCCCATTTTTTCTAGAGGTTTTTTTAAGAATTGCTTACCACAACCATAATCAAATACAGATTTTACTTTAGTATCATGAACTATAGGTTCAATTACTCTAGAAAAAATTGTATAAGCAATAGACCCATATTGCATTGTTTTATGCAATCCAGTATGCATTGCTTCCTGAGTTTTTAAATATTCAGGAGAAATGCGTTCAATGGAATCACTCATATAATCTAAGTTCCTTAACGTGCTTGGGATTAGAAAGTTTCATAATTGGGAGAATTTGACTTACTATGTAGTCCAGAAAAATGATAAAGTAGAACGCAATAATGAATTGCTTTTAGAATGTCTTGCTTGGACTTTCCACCCTTTTTACCAAAACGGG